GGCACTGTCGGGGGTAACATCTGCACGCTTACCATGGCGAACTGCCAGCTCATGGAACCCACCTTGAGTGATCGCAATGGCAAACAGTTCATGACCATTCCGTTCATGCCGATCACCACCGACGGCACTTCTGAAATCTCCCTCGCGTTTACCTGATTCCCATGGCCCTGAATCTCAGCTCTGCTAACGGCTCCTATCTCTGGCCGGTCAGCATCGACGTTCCGGTTGACGGCGGCCGATACGAAAAGCTGTCGTTTGACGCCAAGTTTCGCCGCATCCCGCAGGACCGCACCGAGGCCCTGATGCTGCTGGCCGTGAAGAACGCCCAGCAGCTCCAGATGGGCCAGGAGCCAGAGAAGGACGGCACGGATCGCGCAGTGGCAGAGGAGGTGCTGGAGGGCTGGGCTGGCGTGATTGACGACGACGGCGAGGAGGTGCCATTCAGCACCACGGCGCTGCAGAGCCTGCTGGTGTTCCCTGGCGCTGCCTCTGCGATCGTGCTGGCCTGGTATGACAGCATCAACGGCAAGAAGGCAAAAAACTAACAGAGGTCGCCCGTTACCTGTTCTATGGCGAACCGGACGACCTGAACAAACAAGCCGAAGCGCTGCTGGTTGAGCTGCCAGAGGACAAGAAGAAAGGCCCGGACATTGATGTAGAGCCCGAGTGCGTCGCCGCGGTGCAGATGTTCCAGCGGGTCAGCAGCCAATGGCGCATCGGTCCCCATGGACCCACGGGCCTGGATTTGAACGTGGTCCTGTCCATCGCTAGCCTGTTAGAAATGGACCGCACTGAGCAGCTGGAGATGATCGACGATCTAGCGATCATGGAAAGCGTCTGGCTGGCAGAGTGGCGCCAGGAGGCGAGCTGATGGCGGCGACGTTTGACGCGATTCTGCGGATCAACGCTAAGGCAACTGGGGAGGGAGATGTACGTCGACTGACCGGTGCAATCAGCGGACTGGGTGGTGCAGCCAGCAGGATTGGCGCGCTTACTGCTGCGCTGACGGGCGTAGGCGCGGCGCTGGGGGGCATCGGCGTAGCTGCTGGTGCCAAGGGGATCATCGACATGGCCGACAGCTTGGACGAGCTGTCTCAGCGCTCTGGGGTAACCGTTGAAACGCTGAGCAAGCTCGGGCTGGCTGCGCGTCAGTCAGGCCTTGACACCGAACAGGTATCGGGAGCCTTGGTAAGGCTTTCACGAAACCTGGGTGAAATTGCCACTGGTGGCGGCAAAGATGCAGCTTCTGCTCTGTCGGCGCTTGGAATCAGCGCTACGGATTCCAGTGGCCAGTTAAAGAATGCGGATCAGATATTGATGGAGGTGGCCGATCGCTTTGAGCAGATGCCGGATGGGGCAATGAAGGCAAAGGTTGCCATGGACCTGTTTGGCAGGGCAGGCGCGGCGCTGATTCCAATGTTGAATATGGGGAGCGATGCAATCGAAGGATTGAACACTGGCATCAGCACAAACTTTGCCAGGAATGCTGGAATTTTTAACGATCGGATAGAAACGCTAAGAGCTGGCTTTGCTTCGCTAGGAGCGTCTATTCTTGAACTGGTTTTGCCTGCCATAATTAGAGCAACCGATTATGTAATTGTATTGTTTAGCAAGCTGCAAGAATGGTTCACTGCAAACAAAGAACGCATAGGAGAATTTGCCGCGCAATTAGTAAATGTCGGCAAAAAGATGTTAGGGCTAGCAACGCCTATTGCTGCTGGCATTGCTGCGTTTAGATTATTTACCACAACAATACAGCTTGCTCAGGCCGCTCTCAAGGGCTTTATATTGCTGCAAAGCATGACCCCTGTGGGAATACTTGCGGCAACTGCTGGCCTTTCTGTTGGCATGCTTCTTGTGGGAAAAGCCGCAGCCGCAATATCTGACATGAAAAAAGATTTGCCTGATCTAAATAATGCAGTTGGCAGCCAAAAGAAAAACTGGGAAGGCATACTAGAGGCTATACAGGAGACAACCGAAAAGCAAGGCGCCAGCAAAGACCTCTCTAAGCAATCCGCAGTTGCTGAAAAAATATACAGCGACCAAGTAGCCGCAACCAACCAACGCTACGACATCGGCATTCAAGCCATCAACCGCCGCGCCGCTGCATTGCAGCAAACAAACAGCATTGCAGCCGAGCAAAACAACCTGCAGGTTGCGCAAAACAACCTAGGGCAAGTGATCCTGCAGAATAAGCTAGCCCTGGCAAAGACGGATCAGGAGAAGCTGGCAATTACAAAGCAGATTGCAGCGCTGGAGCAGGAAGCAGCAAGGCTGCAGTATCAGGCCACAATGCAACAGATACAAGCTGAGCGTGCACTGCTCCAGATCAAAAAAGATTCTGCAAACAAGGAATGGGAAAAGGCAAGCGCTGCGGCGCAAGTAGCCAAAAACTTATTGGAGCAAGGCCGCATCTCAGAAGCAATAGCAAATAAAGCCGCAGCGCAAGCACGGCAAGCGCAAGCTGCCGCCGCTGCCGCTAATAATGAATTGCGGTCATTCAATCAAAAAGTAAACATCCAAGCGCAAACTGCCAATGTCAACATGAGGATTGCAGAGATCCGCGCGCAAGGGCAAGTGCAGCAGGCGCAGGTCAGTGTGCAGCAGGCGCAAACGGTCACCCAGCCCACGGGCCAACCGCGCTACTACATCGAAACGCCAAGCGGTCGGATCCCCCAATTTGCCAAAGGTGGCTTCGTCACCCGCCCAACCTTGGCCGTGGTTGGCGAGGGCGGAGAGGATGAATACGTGGTGCCGCAGTCCAAGGCCATGGCCTTCGCTAACAACATCGTGGCGGGGCGCCGTGGCGAGGCTGCGATCAAGACCGCCCGCACCTGGACCGATCAGATGAACGTAGGCCACCTAGCCCCTAGGGGTGGGTTCACCAACAACCTGCAAGTGCTGGCTGCATTGCGGCAGCAGGGGGTGAGGGCCACGGTTTCGCCGGGGAGCGGAATGGTGACATCGCGACGTGAAGGCGTGCGCAGCAGCGGCCGCAGCGCCATGTCAATCACCGCGCCACCCATCGCCATAAACATCCAAACCGGCCCGGTGGTTGAGATGAACGGCCAGCGTTACGTGAGCTATGACGACCTGGAGCGCGCCATGCGCGTCACGGTTGGCGGAATAATCGGCGGCCTGCGCAAGCCATATGTCAGGCAGGCGCTAGGTCGATGAGCAGGGCACAGAGCCAGTACCTGCGGATCTTCGATGCGACCGGCACCACCCGGCATCGCTGGCAGAGCTACTACGCCTACCGGCCGGTGCAGTGGGCAGGTGAAACCTGGGATTACGAGGCCTTCGTGGCGGATGGGTTCACCGCTGGCGTAAGCGGTGATGAGACGAACGTAAGCGTCAGTGCACCAGCGACACCGATGGTGTCGGAATCATTCGAGCGGGCAATCCTCAATGGCGAATTCGTGGAGATGCTTCTCTATGAATTCAATGCCGGATCAGGCAACCTCAACCCCCAGAGCGGCCAGACGCTGATCGGCAGCTACACCGGCCAGGCGGTAGGAGGCACTGCAACCGCCACCACGATCACCATGCAACTGGGAACAGCGCTGTCGCCGGTAGGTGCGCAGTTCCCGCCGCGGAAGCTGACCACGGCGATCATGGGCCAGGGGTGCGTCCTATGACGTGGATTGCAGCTTCTGACCCGCTGGCGCTGCTGGCCCTCCAGAGCACGATCGGCACGCCTGCCAGCGAAGGTGCAGCAGTGGGCACCAGCGCGCTCGATACCGCGCAGGTGGCTGCCAAGCTGGGTGAGCCGGTGCCGGTGGTGTTCGCCAGGCGCCGCAATGGACAGGGCGGGGTGCTGATCAGCCCGCGGGCGACGGAGGCAACATTCGCCAACGATCAGACAACGAATGCCGTAACGGCGTTCTACCACCTGGTGCTGAGTGAAGGGCAGATCGGCCTGATTGAACGGCGGGACATCTATCAGGGCCAGTGCCGGGTTGGCGTCTATACGCAGACCTACAACCGCCGCGCCGGCACCTGGGACCCCGGCAACTTCGTCGTGCCGGTCAGCGGGTTTGATGTGCCTGAATGCCCGCAGTATTGCGGCACGGTCGGCACCTATCCCGACATCTCGACCCTGAGCTATGGCATCACGGTGCCGGATGGCAGCGACTACTGGCGCCAGCAGGTGCATGCGTTCGTCCGCAATGGGATGCCCGTACAGCGGCTGTTCGATAACGTCTTCGGCCCATCTGACAACATCTGCGACCTGCTGCGCTGGGCGTTGCAACGTACCGGGAAGGTGCCGGAATCATTGATTGACCTGCCGGCGTTCACCGCTGCGTCGGTGTTCATCGAGCGGTATGGCTTCACGTGCAATGGAGAATTCCGCGACTCCACCAACGTCCCGGATTTGATCGCGCAATTTGCGCGGTTCTTCCTGCTGCGCGAGACCAACACCAACGGCAAGAAGGGCTTGCGCGCGGCGCTGCCTGTCACTGCCAATGGTGAGCTGATCACTGACCCGATCGTGCCTGTCTACACGTTCTCCGACGACGTGATCATGCCGAACACCTTCGAGGCGAACTGGACGCCTCTGGCGGATCGGCTGCCATTCGTGGTGCAGATCATGTGGCGCCAGCATCCTGACGGGCATGACGTGGACACGGTGCGGACTGCTGAGGTGCGTTATGTGGGCCAGGCGCCGGATGGCCCGTACGAATCCCATGACCTGTCCCTGGTCTGCACCAGCGAGCTGCATGCGGTGCGAGCTGGTGCCTACGTGCTGAGCCGCCGCTCACGATCAAACCACAGTGCCAGGCTGGTGGCTAGGCCGCAGGCGCACAACAAGCTGATCAGCCAGGGTGATGTGGTGCGGGTGCGGGTGCGCAGGGAGGCGCAGAACACCAGCGCCACGTATCACGATTGGCTGTATCAGGTGGAGCGGATCAGCAAGACCCTGGCGGGTGATGTGAGCTATGAGCTCTCGCACTTCCCGGTTGATTCGGAGGGCCGCAGCCTGATCACACAGGACGTGCTGGCAGCGCAACCCACGGGGATCGTGTTGCCGAACAACCGCACCGGCCCCGGCTGCGATCTGTTCGGCCCTGATGATCTGACTCTGCCAGCAGATACAGGCCGGACTGGTACTGGGTTTGCGAGCGTGGGCGTCCCTGGTGGTGGCGGGGGAGGTGGCAGCCCCCCTGGCGGCGATCCGTCTGCACCCGAGGACACCCTTGACGATCCACCGGCAACGCTGGAGCGCTTCCCGGATGTCAGCCGCCCGCTGGAGCCTGGCGATGCTGTTTACATGCCAGAAGGCCTCTGCGGCCCTGGCATCGAACCGGAGTGGCGATGGTTCCGGTTTGGCGAAGAGGTGCCAGGCGAGAAGGAACGCTATTCGGTGGTGTGGTTCACGGAAGTGACCCCCGGACAGTTCGAGCCGCTCCGTGGTGAATACCGCTGTCCTGGCGAAGAATGGGAGCCCTATGGCCTGGCAACTCCTGAGATTGCCCCGCTGCCTGCAGGGCGAGAGGTGCAATTCTATTGGGATGCTGCAATCACAAGGTATGGATTTGTCGGCGCTATTGCTGGCTGGCGCCCTGCAGACTTCTACCTTCGTGTTCAAACGATAGAAGAATACATAGACTATGCGGGCAATCCTGCCACGTTTGACGATATATACGAAGTTGACCCGAACGGCAACGAAACACAGATAACTCGCGGCAGCAATGCACGGGTCTGGATAATCAAAAGTCGCTACCGTGATAATGGAGGCCCTTGGCAAGAGCTTAACGATTACGAGCAGTTCAGATGACCACCTACCCCGCCATCATCCCCAGCAGCCGCAACTTCACGCCGGGGCAATATCCTCATACGCCATTTCAAGCGCTGAGCGGCAAGCAGGGGCAGGTGCGTCATTCCAGCGTGATGATCAGCTCGACTGTGCAGTTGCGCTATAGCGTGCTGGATGAACCGGAGATGATTGAAATCCTGGATCATTACAACGCAGTGAAAGGAGGCCTGATTCCTTTCGCGTTGCCGACGATCGTGTGGAGTGGTAATGAGAACGTCAATGATTTCACCCTCCCCGGCGACGCCTGGCGTTATGCCAGCCCACCTGAGGTAGAGGAGATTTTCTGTGGCGGCTATGTGGTGCAGGTGGCGCTGGAGTCAGTGCCAGGCGAGGGCGTAGGACTGCTAGGTGCCGACTTCATCATTGGCGTCACCCTGATCCCTGGCGTTGCTGCTGCTGCCAGCGGCAAGACCTTCATCATCGGGGTGTCGCTGGAGATCGGCGTAGGCCGGGCGCCTGGGGCCACCGAGACCATTGATGTCACCCTGACCCCTGGCACTGCTACAGGTGGCATCGCGGTAATCGGCCCGCCGGTGGTCGCCGAGGTGCGGGTGTCGCTGATCCCTGGCCTTGCGTTTGCAGGGCTGAGCCGGGTGTTCACGATTAACACCAGCCTCGTCCCCGGCGGGGCCTACAGCAGCAGCGATCCCGATTTCGACAAGGTTGAGTTTCTGCTGCACGGCTGGGATGGATATGTGGACTCCAGCGCCAACCAATTGGCGGTAACCACAGGCGCAGCCATCACCACCACCACCGATGCCAGATTTGGTGGCGAAGCAATCCTGTTTTCGCAGGTGGCTAATTCTTGGATGGAGGTGCCTGAGGTATCAATTACAGGCGATTGCACGATTGACGCATGGTTTAAGTTGACCGTGCAACCGACAGACACAAGTGTTGGAACTCCATTTCAAGTACTGCTTGGCGGATCCTACGGCACTCGGGTTGAATTTGGAACTAGCTCGGGAAATATATTTGTCAATATGCGATATCAACAGGGTGGCTTTGCTAGCCTTGCTGCGGGTGGTGGCGCCATCCTGCTCAACAAATATCATCACCTGAGGATCACGCATACGGCAGGCGTTAATCGTATCTTTATTGATGGCGCATTGCTTGCGTCAACTAGCTTCAATGCCTCAACGTTTAACTTTAGATTTGATCTTATTGGAGTGAACGATAAAGCCGAAACATTAGCAAGAGGCTATTACTCAGGACCCCTGCAGGGGCTGCGCATCACCAGCGCATCACGATCTACCGCTGCCTTTGCGTTGCCTACGCAATCGTGGCCCGATACCACCAACCGCCTGCAGGGCGGTGTTGCCGGGGCCGAGCGCACCATCACCGTCACCCTGACCCCTGGCGCTGCGTCCTCTCCGTAGCCTGACCCTAAACCCCTGAACCCATGGCTTCCTTCGTCTACAACTCGGCCCTTGAGAACGCCGCTAAGGGTTTGATTGACTTCGACACCGATACGTTCAAGATGATGCTGGTCACCTCCAGCTATTCGGCGAACAAGGACACGCATGAATATCGGGATGATGTGACCAATGAGGTTGCCAACGGCAACGGCTACACCACCGGCGGCGCGACGACCGCTTGCACGGTGGCAAAAGACAACGCAACCGATCGCATCACCGTAACCTTTGCTGCCACTAGCTGGACAACCAGTACCATCACCGCTGCCGCTGCCGTGGTCTACAAGTCCCGAGGCGGCGCAAGCTCGGCTGATGAACTGGTGTTCTACAACGACTTTGGCGGGAATGTCAGCAGCTCCAATGCCACCTTCTCGGTGGGTTCCACTGTGTTGCTCTACCAGAACTGATGGCCACCTTCCCGGCGCTCAGGCCCCGCAGCAGGTCGTACAACTACGGCAACTATCCGGTCACCAACGAATCGACCAGTGCCGGCAGCGTGCGGTTCCTTCATGGCCCGATCAGCACCAGCCACCAATTGCGGCTTGGTTTCCTCAACCTGCGGCAGTTCGAGGCGCGGCAGATCCGCAACCACTACCGGGTCCAGAATGCTGGGCAGGTGCCCTTCGCTCTGTCCACCCTGGCATGGGCGGGTCACACCAACTTCAACGACCTAGTGCCCTCTACCACCCTCTGGCGCTACGTCGATGAACCGCAAGAGGCGCAGAAGAATGGCGGGTTCATTGATGTCACCGTGCAACTGACGGCGGTGATCTAATGGCCGTTCGCAGCAAGCAAGGCGCCGCATACATCGACCACCAGCCGGGGCCACCGAAGACGACCCGGCAGGGCTACGGGCAACACAGCCGCCCGCGGCGTCGCGGCAAGAAACGCCGGGTCGGACAGGGGCGGTAACCTGAGCGCAAGAGCCTAGCCGTGCATGGATCCCCTTTCACTTCTCACCGTCATCGGAGGCGGAAGCGGGATTGTTGCCCTATGGCGTATCGCCAATGGCCTGGGGCGGTTTGAATCTCGGACTACCACGATCCTGGAGGGGGTGAACACCATGCTCAAGGATCACGAAGACCGGCTGCGTGCGATCGAGAGGGGCAAATGAAAGCCGCGCAGGTGCTGGCCCCGATCATGACTGCTGCGACCCTATCGGTGCTGGCAGGCGGCGCCTACATCGTTGATTGCCGCCGTGCTGGCGGTGAGATCGATAAATGCTGGCTCACCGGCCTGCCCATTGCGGGCCTGGGCGCTGGCGTAGGTGGTGGGTTCAGGATGGGATTCGAGACTGAGAACCCAGCCCTAAGGCGCCGCCGCGGCGTCGATGATCCCGATGGCTGATCTCTGGCTGGCTGTTGATGTAGCCGTGGGCTGGATCCTCGGCCGTGCCCTATGGCTGATCGTGGCTGAGCTGGCGGCCAAGCCTCTGATGTTCCACCTGTATCGCCGCGCCGACCGGGCCCTCGCCGATCACCTGCCTGATCTCCCATGACCCTCGCAACCGTCCGCGCTGCTGCTGAGCACCTGGTCGGGCAGGGCCAGATCCTGCCGCATCAGTTGGCGGCCCTGTCGGCTCTGGATCAGCGGCTGAGCCCTGAGCAGCGCGACGAATTCAGCCGCCTGTGGCGAGCCGGCGGGGCCCCCACCGCGCCAGCGCCCCTGATCTGGCTGGAGCCCGCCAGAAAGATCGTCAAGGAATTCGAGGGGTGCCGCCTGCAGGCGTACCTGTGCTCTGCCGGCAAGCCGACCATCGGCTACGGGCACACCGGCCTTGATGTTCAGCTCGGGCGCACCATCACCCAACAGCAGGCGGAAGCGCTGCTAGAGCTTGACTTGCGGCGGTTCGCTGCTGGCATCCACGACATGATCCCCAGCGGCCGCACCCTCGGCGGCAACCAGCAGGCCGCGCTGATTAGCTGGGCGTTCAATGTGGGGCTGGGAGCCGTGGAGACCAGCACCCTGCGGCGCCGCATCAATGCCGGCGAGTCTGCTGTTGTGGTGGTGCGAGAGGAGCTGCCCCGGTGGAACAAGGTAGAAGGCGAGGTTTCACCCGGCCTGGTGCGGCGCCGTGCTGCCGAGGTGGCCCTATTCGCTGGTGGTGCGCCAGCTCCCAGGCCCAACCCCCTGCCAGTGCCCTACTACGCGCAGCTTGACAGCGCGACCGACCAGGCGCGGCGGATGTGTTTCAGCTCCAGCTGCGCCATGGCCCTGGCGTTCCTGCGGCCTGGCATCCTCAAAGGGCCTAACGGGGATGATCAGTACCTGGAGAGGGTGCGCAGCTTCGGCGACACCACCAGCGCCATATCTCAGGTGCAGGCGCTCGGCAGCTACGAGGTGAAGGCGGACTTCACTCGCGCCGCAGACTTCGCGCTGCTGGAGCGGCAGATCGACGCCGGCCTGCCGGTGCCCTGCGGATACCTGCACCGTGGGCCGGTGGAGAAGCCCAGCGGCGGCGGCCACTGGCTCTGCGTGGTCGGCTATGACCCGACCCATGTGATCGTGCACGACCCGCTGGGCGAGGCCGATTTGCTCACCGGCTCAACCCTGGACCGGCCCGCCAGGTTCTCCCGCTACAGCCGGAAGAACTGGGGGCGTCGGTGGATGGTCGAGGGGCCCGGCAGTGGCTGGGCGGTGGTGGTGGGGCGATGAGTCAGCACACCCTGCACCTGGGCGATTGCCTGGAGGTGCTGCGCACTATGCCGGACTGCAGCGTTGACGCGGTGGTGACCGACCCGCCCTACGGGCTGGCGTTCATGGGCAAGCGGTGGGATTGCGACGTGCCCAGCGTGGAGGTGTGGGCCGAATGCCTGCGGGTGCTGAAGCCGGGCGGGCACCTGCTGGCCTTCGCCGGCACGCGGACACAGCACCGGATGGCGGTGCGGATTGAGGATGCGGGCTTTGAGATCAGGGACATGATCGCCTGGGTGTACGGCTCAGGATTTCCGAAGTCGCTGGATGTGTCGAAGGCTATTGATAAGCGAGGCGGCAACTCGCACCTAGCGGCTGAGATCGGGGCGGCTCTAAAGGCGGCACGAAAATCTCGCGGAATCACTGCAACAGAAGCAGACCGTACTTACTGCGGTGGCGTCACGCTCTGGTCTTGGTATGAGGGGCGACCGGCTGGGCAGCAAATGCCAACCGCTGACGTGATGGCCAGGGTTGCCGCTGATTGGCCAGAGCTGCGGCATTACGCCGATCTGATCGCCGAAGCCGAGCGCGAGGTTGTGGGACAGAAAACCGCAGGCATCGCCAACCCTGACGACCGCGACCGACACACCATCGGCGGATCGGCATCTGTGGTGGTGGACATCACCGCCCCCGCCACCCCCGAAGCCCAGCAGTGGGCCGGCTGGGGCACCGCTCTAAAGCCCGCCCTGGAGCCGATCACCATGGCCCGCAAGCCGCTGACGGGCACCGTGGCCGCGAACGTGCTGCAGCACGGCACCGGGGCGCTGAATGTGGATGGGTGCAGGGTGGAGGGCGCCATGACAGGGACATGGGGCGCAAGGCAGGCCAGCAGCATTGGCTACGGCGGCACGGACCCAGACGGCTATCAAACCCAGCAGCATCCCCTCGGCCGCTGGCCCGCCAACCTGATCCACGACGGCAGCGACGAGGTGGTGGGGTTGTTTCCTGAGACCACCAGCGGGGCGTTTAATCAATCGCAACGCAAGGCGCAGAATCAAAAATACGGCCAGTTCAACGGCTACAGCGACCCCAAGCAATATGACAGCGAGACCGGCAACGCCGCCCGGTTCTTCTACACGAGCAAAGCAACCAAGGCGGAACGCCAAGGCTGCAGCCACCCCACCGTCAAACCCCTCGACCTGATGGCCTACCTGTGCCGTCTGGTCACCCCACCCGGCGGGATCGTGCTCGACCCGTTCATGGGCAGCGGCACCACCATCAAGGCCGCCATTGGCGAGGGTTTCAACGCCATCGGCATCGAGCGGGATCCTGCCTACTACGCCATGGCCCAGCACCGGATGGACGGGGCGCAGATCGGCTTAGCGCTAGAGGCAGCATGACCACCCCCTACATCACCCGCCTCGCCTCCGTTGCCCGCGTGGTGGACGGCGACACCCTGGACCTGGATCTCGACCTGGGCTTCTCCGTCACCCTGCGGCAGCGGGTCAGGCTGATCGGCATCGATGCGCCAGAGGTGCGCACTAGGGACGATGCAGAGAAGGCCCGTGGCCTGCAGGCTCAACGGTTCGTGGTCGAGTGGCTGCAGCGCCCCGGACTGGTGTGGGTGCGCACCACGAAAGACGACAAGTACGGCCGGATGCTCGCCGACTGCTTCAGGGTTGGCGAACCCAGCCTGTGCGAGGAGCTGCTGGCCTGGGAGCTGGCGGTGCCTTATAGGGGTGGCTGACTCGTAGCAAGCGGGTTGAACACAACTCACCCGTTAATGCTTGCGTTCCACTGATCGCTGTTAAGCAATCAGTAGTTCCATACGTTCAGCCGTGGCCAACGTAGCACAGATGGGGCTAGGCTGCCCTCAGCAACACCCCCGTGCCCGCCGGGCCGATCCAGAGCGGGGGTCACTCATTCCGGTTCCCGCCATGCCCGACCTCACCATCGACACTGCCGACGCGATCCGCGGCGCCACACTGACCGTTCGTGTCGTCAGCGCCCCCGTGTTCCGCGCTCAGCTTTGGCTGGCCGCGGCCTTGGTCTGGCTGGCAGGTCAGATCATCGGCATTGAGGTGGAGCTGGAGCAGCGCTGACCCCTGCTACGCTCTCCCTGTCCTGCGTCAGGCAAGCACTTAACGCAGAACGCAAAGGGTTGTCAGGCCTCCGGGCTTGGCGGCCCTTTTGCATGGCGCATCGCCTCGCAGATCTCCGCGGCCATGGCGCCGCTTGCTGCTGGCACCTGCTGATCTCCTGCGACCACCAACCAGCAGACGCTGCCACGTTCATCACGAGCAACGCTGATGTAGGGGATGTCGCCACACTGGGGGCAAATCTGCTGTAGGTCCATGGAATGGTTCAAGGCTGAACTCAGTCTGGAGCGCCGGGCGTCGCTTGCGATCGAACAGCAGAAAATGAAACAGCTCCCCATGCAGGAGCTGCAGGAACGCGCTGCCATTTGGATGCAAACTCTGTGCGTCCAGCATGAGATCGTCAACTCCCTGGCCCGGCGGGTGCAGGAGCTGGAGATTCAGATTGCCTTGGGGCAGGCCAAGCCGCTGGATCATCTGGCCATGGCCCGGCAGCTCACGCAAGCGGCAGAGGCAACTGAGCCCCAAGGCGATGAGAGAACCGCTCGGGGCCCGCGGCCGCGCATGTGGGCGGCTGTAACTGTTGCCGTAGTGGCTGGAGGGCTTGCCGTTCAATCTCTCGCACCGCTCGGGGTCCCGGCAGGCCAAACAGGCGCGCCGTGGCAGTGGTTCCCAGCGGCTTGCCGTGAAACCCGTGCAGAGCGCTGATCACGTCCTGCTCCAGCGGCTCCAGCGTGTTGAGGTGCTCCAGCAACATGCGCCGCTCTGGTGAATCGTCAGGTTCTGGCGCTGCATCGGTGGCGATCAAATCCAGCAGGTCGGCGCCGTCCTCTAGCTGCTGATCCAAGCTGGTGCAACCTTGCGCTTCAGCCAGCAGCTCACGCACCCGATCCA